CCTTGATACTTTCGAGGGTGCTTTGGTTTGTACCTACTCTTAATACTTTCAGCCATCTCTTATACATAATATATAATTAAAAATATTTATAGATGGCTAATGCCTTAAGAAGTATAAGTCTGTCCCAGATAAAGTCTAGGTTGCTTAATGTATCCCAGACTTCCTTATATGAATTAACTTTAGGTATTCCTGAAGCAGTAAGAAGACGTTTACCTTTAACTGGATTTGATTATGATAGTATTAATTTGATGTGTGCTGAAGCATCACTTCCAGGATCTACATTAACTACTCATGAAGTTAATAATGATTATCATGGTGTGACTGAGAAGATGGCCTATAGAAGGATGTATGATGAGACTATTGGATTAACTTTTTATGTAGATAGAAATTATAAGATAGTAGAATTAATAGAAGGGTGGATGGATTATATTAGTGGAATGGATAATACTAGGGATTTTAAGAGTCCTTATGCAGGGTATAGGATGGCATATCCAAATACTTATAAGCAGGATATTTTCTTAACTAAGTTTGAGAAAGATCATTTTTCTTTTCAGTCTGATCTTCCTAGAACTACTTTACATTATACTTTTGTTAATGCATTTCCTTTATCTTTAACAGCTATGCCTATATCATATGAAGATAGTCAGATTTTAAGGTGTAGTGTTTCATTTAATTTCATTAGGTATGTTAGCGAGAAGAAAACTCGTGTCCCTGCTAAGTTTGGCGGATTAGTTAACACAGGTTAATATAACAACCTAAATAAAACACTGAAAGAATTATTATGCCTTTACCTACTATTGCTACCCCAACTTATGAACTTGAGTTGCCATCTACAGGAAAGAAAATAAAATACAGACCCTTCCTTGTTAAAGAAGAGAAGTTATTAGTATTAGCATTAGAGTCAGAAGATACTAAACAAATTTCTACAGCAATTAAAGCAGTATTAAAAAATTGTATTCAGACTAGAGGAGTGAAGGTAGAGAACCTTCCTACTTTTGATATAGAATACTTGTTCCTCAACATCAGAGGGAAGTCTGTTGGAGAAGAGATTGAAGTTAATTTAATAGCACCTGATGATAAGGTAACATCTGTACCAGTGACTATTAATATAGATGATATTAAAATAAGTAAGAAGGAAAATCATACTAATAAAATTAAATTGGATGAGACTTTGATGATGCAGATGAAGTATCCTTCATTAAATGAGTTTGTTAAAAATAATTTTGATTTTGATGGTGAAGTAGATATGGATCAGTCTTTTGATTTGATTGCATCTTGTATTGATAAAATCTATAGTGAAGATGAGGTATGGTCCACTGCTGATTGTACTAAGAAGGAGGTGAAAGATTTCTTAGAACAGATGAATAGTCTACAGTTCAAGGAGATTGAGTCTTTCTTTGAAAGTATGCCTAAGTTATCTCATACTGTGACCTTTACTAATCCTAAGACACAGGTTGAAAGTACTGTAGTATTGGAGGGACTATCGTCTTTTTTCGCTTAGGGATGGTTCATATGGACCTTGAAAATTATTATAAGATTAATTTCGCTCTGTTACAGTATCATAAATATTCATTAACTGAGATTGAGAACTTAATCCCTTGGGAGAGAGACATATATATTGGGTTGTTACAACAACATCTTGAGGATGAAAAATTAAAGCAACAGCAAGCAAGTAACTGATGGCAACTACGATCAGTCCAATTAAAATACTTTCTGATCTTGGATTGAATCCTTGGGAGATAGAGAATGACGAGGACTATCTTAGAGCATTGAAAGAAGGGATTATAACTATTGAAGCAGCTACAAAAGGTAAGGGTGATAGAAGATCTGAAATATTAAGAGAAGAATTAATAAGAGTTAGAAAGGGACCTAAAAAGACTCAAGTTAAAGAGAAGAAGTCTACTATTAAAGGAGCTAAACTTCTTCCTGGAACTATATTTCGTCCTGAAGATATAAAACCTGTTGATGTGGAGAAGAAGGGGGATGCTCCTGCTTTAATGCCTGATAGGTTAGATAATATAGCAAAGACAGTAGATTCTATTGCTCTATTATTAAGAAGACAATTAGGTCTCCAGCAGAAACAACAACGTGATGCTCAAGTAAAACAGGATCAAATTGATAAACAAGATAGAGAAGATGATTTAGAAAAGAAACCAGATGATAAGAAAAAAAGTTTAATACCTGATGCTATAAAGAAACCAGCTCTTAATTTTTTCGAGAAAATAAAGAAATTCTTTTTGAATATTGTTATTGGTTCTGTTGTATTAAAATTATTTAATTGGGTAAAAGATCCTGCTAATGCAGAGAAGATTACTAAGTTTAAAGATTTTTTAATGGATAATGCTGGATGGATTCTTAGTGGGTTAGCAGCTATAGCATTGCTTCCTGTGATACTTACTGTTGTTTCTGTAGTAAAAGGTATACTAGCTGGGTTAGCATTGTTAGGACCTTTACTACCAGCATTACCTTGGATTCTGGGTGGTATTCTTGTAGGTGCAGTTGCTTGGTGGATAGGAAAGAAAGTTACTAATAAACTTCAAGAAGCTATTAGTGGTGGTGGAGAGTTTAGTAATTTAGATAAGTTGGCTAAAGAAGATTTAGAGAAGCACGGTCTTACGAGGATGAGAAATATAGGAGCAGGTGAGCATAGTGCAGAACTTGTTGGAGATGATGGTAAACCAATATGGGTTAACATGTATGGAGAAGATTCTCTTACTGGACGTGAAGCTTTGCCTGGAGAAATGTCAAATTATAGAGAAAAACTTACTATAGGTAATGATCTTCATGAAGCTTATATTGAGAAAACTATGGGTAAAGAGAAGTTAAATACGTATAAGGCTGCTGCAGAGAGATATAATAAAGCTATCTTTGAGAGAAAAGATCCTCTTAAAGAGCAAATGGGAAAGGAAATACGAGCAATGAAAGAGTCGATTCCTAAGACAGGATTTAGTAGTAGTGGTTTAGGAGTTCCTCAGCATACTAAAGAAGAAAAAGCATTGATGAAAAAGAAAGAAGCAGAGATAAGATTAAAGTATGATGAGTTGGTAAAGAAAGAATTTCCAGAATATTATAGTAATAAAGCAACAATTAATAAAGAATCTTCATCAGCAACAGTTAATAAAGAATCTTCATCAGATTCATCAGCTACCATTGATAAAAATGTAAAACCAAATACAAATGTTCCTGGTCCTTCTAATAAAAATAAAGGGGGACAAACTCTAGTCATACCAGGTGGTGGAGGAGGACAAACACAATCTGGTGGTGGAGGTGGAGGTGATTCTCAATCATCTACTGTTGTTCCTAAGATCTCTTCTAAAGATCTGCAGAATAAACAAACTGTAGCTGTTCAAGCTCAGTATAATAAAGTGGCGGTGGATTAAGATATGTGGGCAGCATTAGGAAAAGTAGCAGGTGGGATGGCCAAGAAGAAGGTCAAGAAGAAAGGCGCAGATATGGCGAAGAATATTGTTAATAAAAAAGAGAAAGATAATTCTAGTGCTATAGTAGTACGAGAAAAATCTGTTTCTATTGTACAATCACCTGGAGGAGCTCTTGTTAAGCAAGATCAAGATTCTCCTATTACAAAACCTAAGAGTGGTTCATCTCCATTAGATAGAATTGATAGTGCTCTCTTAGATATTATGAATACTCTTAAGAGTAGAAGGAAGTTGATGTTGGCTCAGTCTAGAAGGGATAGAGTTCAATCTGATAAAATAAAGAAAGCTAAGAGAGAAGGTCTTCTAGAAAAGATGAAGGCTGGTGGTAAGAAGATGTTAGGTAATGTTAAAGCAGCAGCAACTGGGTGGTGGGAAAAACTGCAAAGATTTTTGTTAATGACTATGCTTGGAGCATTAGTTCTTGCTATTAAAAATAATTGGGAAGCAATCAAAGCTCAAATAGATAAGATTGTTAAGTTTGTTCAGGACTTATGGAAATTTATGGAGCCAGTAATAACACCTTTAATTGAAGGGTTGAAATGGGTGGTTAAACAATGGAGTGAGATGGGTTCTGAGTTGATGGGATTGAGTAAGGATAAACCAAAGGTAGAGAAGGAAACAGATCAGTTGTCAAAAGATTTGAAAGCCTTAGAAAAAACTAAGAAGGATGTTGACGGAAAGTTTAAAGAAGCAGAGCAGGGTGTTAGGGATCTGGAGAGTAAAAAGTTTGATGATCTAGCAAATGAATCTGGTTTGAATGATGAGGTGTCACCAGATGGTAAGGGGCAAGCAGAAATAAGCAAGGAAGATGTAGAGGACGAAGTTGGAGCACAAGTAACTGGTAGTGTTATAGAATCTAAACTGGATGGATTTAAGACTAAGATAAATGAAGTAAATGTTAAACCAGTAAAAGTAGATACTTCTAAGATGAAGAAGTATGAGACTGGAGCATCTCCAGTTCCAGAAACTGGACCAGCTATAGTTCATAAAGGTGAGGTTATTATTCCTGCTCCTGTAGTTAAACAGGTTGGTGGTCCTATGAAGATAGAAAATATTTTAAACATGATGCAGTCATCCACTACAAATATAAAACAAAATCCTCTTAATGTTATAAGTATGATGGAGGGAATATCTAAAGAACTTGCTCCTATGGGAGAACAGTTGCCTGGAATTATAAATGAAAAGATTATGGAATCTGAATTTGGAAATGTATCTACTAAAATAATGGAGAAGATGGAAAAGACTTCTTCTACTCTTATTTCTAATAATACTATTGCAGAAGGAATGAAAAATATTATTACTACTCTTAATGAACAAGCTGATTATGAAGATCCTTTACCAAATACTATTATAGTTCCTTTATCTGCACCTCCTCAACCACCTTTAGATGATGGATCTGGAGGACAAACTAAAGTAATTTCTATACAAGGAGATTCCTTAAATAGATATATGGAAACACTTATTCAAGGAGCTCTGTATTAAATACTATAATGTCACAAAATAAACAATCCACCAGAACAGGAAATATAAGAGAGTTTAAAATCTTTGAGGCTAAGCAAGGAGGTAAATTTATTGATGCGGCTGCTGGTATTGTAGATATAAAATACTATGAAGATATATTATCTAATAATATATCTTTGAATGTAATTGTTACTGAGACTGGAGAGAGTAATGGTTCAATAGGTAATAAAGGTATGTTAGATGAACTTCCTATTAGGGGAGGTAATAAAGCTCATATTGTTATTGAGGATCATGATGGTGGAAAATTAGAGTTTAAAGGAGACACTGGATTATATGTGAATAGAATAAGGAATGTTATGCCTGGTACGCAGAAAGATGTTTATGCTTTAGACTTTGCTCCTAGAGAATTCTTTGCTAACGAACAATGTAGAGTGGTTAAAAGATATGATGGTAATATATCTTCTAATATTGAAAAAATTCTTCGGGAAAATCTTGTTGATGATGTAGGTATAAAGACTAAGAAGAAAGTGGATGTAGATAATACTTTAATTGGTTATAATTTTATAGGTAATGAAAGAAAACCTTTTCATGTTTGTACTTGGTTAGCATCTAAATCTGTTCCCGATAAAGATGGTGAACCAGGAGGAACTGCAGGTTATCTTTTCTTTGAAACTCATGATGGATTTAAATTTAAATCTATTGATAAATTGTTTGATGAGAAAAATAAACCTAAAGGTAATTTTATTTTTAATAATACAGAAGACCTTCCTAAAGGGTTTGATGGTAAGATATTAGATTATAATATTGAACGGGATATGGATCTTCAAAGTAATTTATCTGTAGGTATGTATTCTAATAGAACTATCTTCTTTGATTTTTATGCAATGCACTTTAAAACAAGAGACTTTAGTGTTGATCAATCTGGACCACCACAACAAGATAAAGGAGCAGGTAGTAAGGGTAAGCAAAACCACGGAGGAACTGATGATATAGATGCTGTTGCTGATGAATTTAGATTGCCAGTTTCTAGATTAATGAATAAGGTTCTTGACGTAGGAACTCTTCCTCCTGGAAAGGATATTGATGAGCAGTTAGAACAATGGAAGAATAGTCCTTTTGATCCTACTTACGATGCTCCTAAAACTATGGTACAATCGATTATGAGATATAATCAATTGTTCTCAATTAAAATAAATATTACTATACCAGGAAACTTTAATCTTCGTGCTGGCGACTTACTTCAATGTGAGTTCCCTGAATTAACCACTGATCCTAACACAGATGTTAATCAGAAAAGTGGAGGTATATATATGATATCCAGTCTATGTCATAATCTCACACCAAGAGACACTTATACTAGTTTAACTCTTGTTAGAGATACTTTTGGAAAAAAACCATTTAAAACGGATTGAAACTATGACAACCAAAACTCCAGACCACGATTTAAACCATGAAGTTTACATTGATCCAAAGGATAATAAAGAACATGTTAATCATGGTATGATTGAATACACTGAGGCAGATCTAGAGATGCATAATGATGCATTCCATGCTCATGAAGAGAATGAAGAAAACCCAGGTGGTGCTAAGATTAATGACTGGCACACAAGGCATGAAGATCAGCACCTAGAAGTTTATTGTGATAATCATCCAGACTCATTAGAGTGTAGAGTATATGACGACTAATGATTGAACAAGGACTTGTAAAAAGACATTACTTAGGAAGGGATGGATTCGTTTGGTGGATTGGTCAGGTAGTAGACCAGACTCAATGGATAGGTAATTTTCCAGAAGCTCCTACTAGAACCACAGACGATCATAAGGGTTTTGACTTTAGATATAAAGTTAGGATCATGGGGTATCATACTGCATGTCCTACTGAACTTCCTGATGAAGATCTTCCTTGGGCTTCAGTAATGCTTCCAGTTACTGCTGGAACATCTGGAGGAGCAGTTAGTACGCCTAATTTAAGGCAAGGTAATTTTGTTTATGGTTTCTTTATTGATGGAGAGGATGCACAACAACCTGTAATCATGGGGGTGATTGGATATAATCAATACACTGCTATCCTAAAAGATCCTCCAGAACCAGAAGAGTGTGGTATTTTTAAACCTTTTAGTGGTTATACTGTTGATGATACTGTCCCTAAGAATGCTCAGACTGTTGAGAAAGAAGAAGGAGTAGGAGAAGAAGCTGGTGCTGGTCCTACAAATAAAGGAACATCTAATAAGAATGGAATTGCGGAATCTTCTGTTTCTGTCCAAGGAAGAGATGATGGAGCTAGTTTAGAGCAGAAGAAAGCTGAGACTAAAGAAAGAGTAATAAGTTCTACTAACAAATGTAAGCCTGCTCCTGTAGGACCTATACAAACTAATATTAGAAATTTTCTTGCAGATGTGGAGGAGGTGAAAAAGAGTGTAACAGATTGGGAAACAACAGTATCTACTACTGTTGATGATGTGGAAACAGAAATTGCTAAGCTTAAAGCTAATGTTATTATGGATATTTCAGGGCATGTTAAGTTGATGCTCACTGAAGTTGAAAAAAATGTTGTACAAAAAGTTAATGATTCTGTAAGTGAAGTTTATGGAGAGTTATTTCCTACAGAATTACCTCAACTAAAAGAACAGGTTATGACAATTAATGATGAATTGGCATGTCTTTTTAAAAATATAATGAAAAATCTTACTAGTATGATAGGAGGATTTTTAGATCAAATAATGGATAGGTTTGTTACTACACCTTTATGTGCTGTTGAGAATTTTTTAGGGTCATTACTTGGAAAGATTTCGGGTATAATAGATTCAGCTTTAGGTGCAATATTAGAACCTTTGAAATCTTTACTTGATGGAATGGGTGCTGCTACTGATGCTTTGGATGATGTAATGGGGTTTGCTAGTGATGCTCTTTCATTACTTACTTGTGATGTAGATCCTAATTGTACTCAAACAGAGACATGGAATCCACTTGATGGAGCTAAGCCTGGTGCTACTTTAGATTTGGATAGTATCTTTAGTAAAGCAAAGTTTGCAGGAGAGGCAATTAAAGGTTCTCTTGAGGGTGTTGCTGATATTGGTTCTGCTATTTCTAATATAGCAGACACTGCTGACTTCTCTGATGTCTTTCAAGATTCATGTAATGTTGGACCAGTATTTTGTGGACCTCCTATTGTAGAATTTATAGGAGGTGGTGGGTCAGGTGCTACAGGTAATGTTATAGTCAGTTCTATTAGTACTATCTTGGGGGTAGATGTTATTACTCCTGGAGGAGGGTACATAGGAGCACCTAGAGTTAGATTTATAGATACATGTGATAAAGGGCGTGGAGCTACTGCCAGAGCAATAGTATCAGGGGGTCAAGTAGTTCAAGTTGTAATGGATGATAGTGGAACAGGTTATCTTCCTGCTCCTGATGGAAGTCAGGGAGGAGATGGAAGAACATGGGCAAATCCTGATGATACTATTGTAATAAGAGATGGTGGTACTTATGATTACCCTCCTTATAAACCAGGAACAGTTGTTCCTCTTAATCCAGGAGATACATATACTTCTCCTGGAAAAAATCCTATTACTGTTACAGAAGCAGAAACTATTACCACTCAACCTAGAACTGATGATACTACTAGAGGAAAAGATCCTTCAACTGATACAGGAAAATATCCAGTGGTTCTTGAGATAGAGGACATTAATATTATTGAACCTGGAATGGGATATGATTGTTCTAAGGATAAGGTGGTGATGGAACCTGCTAATGGATGTGAGTTTAGATTGAAGTGTGATCCTGTAGGTTCTATTACTAAAGTGGATGTTGTGAATGGGTGTGTAGGATTCACCGAAGATCCTAAGATTTACATTAAGAGTGAAACAGGTTATAATGCTAAGTTGATGCCTGTCTTTAAGGTAAATAGAATAGGAAAGGATACATCTCCTGAATTAATTTCAGCAGGTGGAATTATTCAAGTAGTAGATTGTGTAGGTAAATTTTAATGTCTAAAAAAGAAAATAAACATCCTTATATTATTGGAACTGAGCATGGCAATTTAAGTTTTGGTAAAGTTAATACCAGAACTAATCAGATTTCTGCTTGTATGTTGCAGAATGGTCCTGATGGTGGGCGACATTATATTAAGATGGAAGAGACTGGTAGTAAGGAAGAGGGTACTAAAGGAGCTACCAAAATATTTTGTCCAGGTGCTCTTACTGCTATAGCAGGTAAAGATATTGTTAATTATGCTGAAGGAGATGATACACCTAGAGATATTCCTGCTATATTTTATGAAGCAGAGAATGGAGATATTATATTATCAGCACCTCATGGTAAGATTAAATTACAAGCAGATGCTATTGAACTTATTGCAGATGGATCTGATAATAGAAAGGGGGTCATCTCCTTGACTTCTGATGAGAAAGTAATCATAGATTCTCAAATTGTAGATATACAATCTAAAGTTTCTACCAAAATATTTTCAGAAAAAACTGTAGATATGATTGGTAGGGGTTTGTTAAATATCTATGGTGGTCTTTGTGATTTTGCAGACAGATCCACTAAAAATCTACCATCTAAAACAGGTGGTGAAGAATTATCTAGTAATGAGGGTATCAATCGATGAAATTTGGTAACATTTTTGTAGGAAAAAGATTGTTTGTTGGTTACGGTAAACCAGAAGCACTTGGTAAAGGGGAGGAAGAGATAAGAGGCTCTGCTTATATTGAAGGTCCTTTACAAGTAGGAGCTGATGCTCAATACGAAAGTGTTGAAGCTACAGTAATGATTGGTGAAGAATATAATCCTGATACCCAGGAGCCTCCTGATTTAGCTTTAAAAGTTAAAGGTAATGTACATATTGAAGGGGATGATAAGACTGGAGAGACTTTTAAAATTAATAGTGAAGCTGGGAATGCTGTTGATATTAATAATGGAACTGTCTGGATAGATGATTCTGGTGAGGCAATGTTCAAGACAGGAACAAGTGGCATGACCATGAGTGCAAGATTTGGTCAGGCAGATGGTAGACCAAAACCTTTTGATATAAAACACCCATCTAAAGAAGGATGGAGATTGAGATATGCTTGTATTGAGGGTCCAGAAGTTGGAGTATATTATAGAGGAAGGGTAAGGAATAGAAATAATGTAATTGATTTGCCTTCTTATTGGAAAGATTTGGTTAATGTTGATAGTATTTCAGTTCAACTTACTCCTATAGGTGCTCATCAAAGTGTTATAGTAAAGAGATGGGATGAGGATAGAATATATCTACAAGCTCAAGGTGGTATGCCTGTTGATTGTTTCTTTCATGTATATGCAGAAAGAAAAGATATTAATCCACTTATAACTGAGTATGAGGGAGAGACTTGGCAGGATTATCCTGATCCAAATTATGATCCTGATAAAGTAAGTTATAAAGATAGGACATATACTGATCCTGCCTTTTCAGGACCACCCAATACTAAGACTATGTGAAAAAATTAATTTATATTGAAGATGATTTTTTAGATTCTTCTTCATGTCAATCTTTTATTGATTTATCTAAGGCAAATAAAAAAGAGATGCCCTATGGAAATTCTACTAGAGGAGGAGATACTTATCTTACTACAGTAGAATGGAAGGATCATACTGCTGTTTATCTTGGAGGTGATGTAGATTCTACAGTACCTTCATTAGACAGTGAAGTTGTAATGAGAGTGAATAGTTTGTGTAAAACGTTTGATAATACTGCTAAGTTAGATTATGTTGGAGTAGTAAGGTGGCCTGTTGGTACTTTTATGAAGCCTCATTTGGATGATAATAATAAACATAATCCAGATATATTTGCTGCTATGCTTTATTTAAATGATGATTATAGTGGAGGGCATACTTGCTTTGAACATATGGAAGTTAAACCTGAGGTAGGAAAGCTTATTATATTTTCTAATGCACATTACTTACACTATGTCAGTAAGGTAGAAGAGTCTGAAAGGTTTGTTCTTTCTTTCTGGTACAATAGATCTTGACAATCTTATAAGATTGTGATATAATTGATTATTATTGCTGGAAGTCTAATGAGTGACGACCTATTATCTAAGTGTGTCATAGACACCAGTAAAAGGACAGTGTATTTGTATTCAGATGGAGGAGAGAAGAGAACAGTACAGTGTGATACAGTTGATGAGTTTATGAACGTGCTTAACTTTGTACGTGATATGGTTGAGGAAGAGAGGGTATTTTATTCAGACCCTCTCTGAGGGAAATTCAACTTTTTATTCCAAAATCGGGGCAAAAAAATCTCCAGGTATTTTTTGCCCTATTAGTTTTTTTCGGATTCTTTTTCTGCTTCTAGTTCACGTTTGATTTCATCTTTCATTGCCTTACGTGCACGTATTGCTTGTTTTCTTTCTTCTTCTTGATCCCTCATTTTTTGTTGTCTTTTCTTTTCCTTCTCCATATTGCCAGCTACTATTTCACGGTATGATATTGCTTTTTTCTTACGATCCTCTATTTGCTTTTGTTGCTTAGCTTTGAGTTCTTTTCTTCTTTGCTCTAAGTCTTCTTTTAAGTCAGAATATGATTTCATTTTATGGGCATTTTTTAAATATTTAGTTGAATATATATGTGATGATAAATAATCTTAACGGATAACGAATTAGTAAAAATGGGTCTTTCCAGATTAGATAATTTCCTTAAATCAGTTCGTGGTAGTGTCATCTATGTTGACCCTGGCAGTCTTGATGCTACTGATAGCATTGAGAACCAAGGTAACTCACTGACTAGACCTTTTAAGACTATTCAGAGGGCATTAGTAGAAGCTTCTAGATTC